TCCAGGCACAGTTCTCCCGGCAGATCCACTATTTGAGTTGCTTGAGAAGAATGTTGGACCGGCTTCAAGATTATTAATAAATAATCTGGTTTGAAATTGAACTGTTGTTAATGGTTGAACTGCATTTACGAAATCTACAATTGAATTATCCTTGTTAAGTTGTTGTACTGATAATCCTGTAACATCATCAGTTGCTAGTGCAAATACATTGATTGCTAACGGTGCGACTCTTGTGTATTGTCGCATTATAGGAACTGCCATATCTATAGTACCTCCATTGCAGGGGCTACATTAGCGTTTCCCCCTGGTCTTGATAACACAGATAAAGCCATAGATCCAATAATTCCCTCAAAACCACCCATTAAGTAAGCACCTGCAGGTCCTGCATATTTACCTATTGATGAATTTGGTGCAATCATTGCTATTGCAGCAGCAGCGATAGTTGCACCACCAACTCCCAAGGCGACCTTTTTTAGAGTATTAGAACTTGTCAAAGATTTTAATTTCAACGTACTATTAGACTTCTTACGAGCTTTATTACTCTTTCGTGTAGTTCTAATTTTGGTAAAAGCTCTTCTTGCTGTTTTTCGTACACCACCTTTTCTAGTTGATTTTTTCCGTTTAGGTTTATTTCTTAAAGCTTTCATTTTTCTACCCCAGGCTTTAGCTTTAGCTGATCCTTTTTTCATTTTAGCTAAACCTTGTTGCCCTGCCGAAAGCTCTGCTTGTTATACCTGATGATGTTACCGTTGCAGGAACTGTTGATGTTGTTGTTTGTGTAAATCCAGGACCTGTATGTGTAACCGTACTTGATGCAGGAGAGGTTGGCGTAACACCTGGTTGATCTGATGCTGTATTAACAACTGGATCAGTCCTTGTTGTGTTTGATGATGTTGATTGATTTGATGATAATATTGCAGAAACTGAATCACTTCCATAAAATAAAGTCTTTAATGCAAATAATGGATCGAGTAATTTGGTTGATCCCTCACCAATCCCTGACAAAAATGCATTGATCCCCCCCCCTATAGAACCAATACCAGAACCGAAAGCTCCAAAAGTTTGACCTAATGCACCAGCTGATTCTGATGCATGACCAGGTCTTGTTAAGACATTAGAAAGAAAAGCAATTCCTAAACCTACCGCAGCTAGAGGTATAATTTTGGAAAGTACACTTGTAATTACCACTCATTATCTCAACACTTGACATACAAAAACCTTTCACCTTTACAAGTTGGACAGTCATTTAAGGTAAAATATTCTTGACCTGATGCACCCACTTCATTAGTTAAAACCTGACCTGTTGGAATTCCTGTTACCGTATCTTCACAAGTTTTACAGGGTTGATTCGTCAACTGCTGCCGAACTTTTTGGGTTGTTCCCTGATGATTGCCTGGTGAATTTTTCCACAACTGATTTAATTGCATCTGGGTGGGATTTAATATAGTTCTCAATAAAACCAATTGCATTTTTGTTCTTTAAAAGTGGTCTTATTGAAGCTGGAAGCTGCGGAGCTATCTGTTCTATGATACTACCTATTGCACTAAATGGATCGTCTGCTTCATCTGGGGATATAGATATTAATTTTTTAGCCTGGTTAACTTTGCCCGTTAGTCTCTTATTTGTTGATTCGAGATCAGCAATATACAAATCATACTGTCTTTTAATTTTATTACTAATTGGCGAGCTTCTGCTAAAATTCCTGGTAACAATAACAGCACCAAAGCTAGCACAAATAATTGAAACCATGATAAAAACAGGTAAGTATTGCTCAATCACTCTCTATTTACTTCATATTTACTTAATATTTCCTTCTATTAGCCACCTCTATTTCCACCAGGCATAAGACACACACACCTTTGTTTCCACCCCGTTTTTTTAAGATTATCTTTCCTTTTCAAAATTCGAGTCAAAAAGAATGAAAAAAAATGCAAAATTCACTAAGGAGAGGCGAAAAGCCTCGAGTTGCACTATTTCAAACGCATGATTGTATTTGAATGTAATGAAAAAAAATGTAAAATTCCCATACGGTTAAATGAAAGATAGATGTTGATAGATTAATGACTTTTGAAAAACAATTTTGTACAAGATGCACGAGAATTCATTTTTGTGTATTAGTTGGCACGGATTTTTATTGTCAAGCCTGTTTTGAGACCGTGGCAAATAGTAATAAATTCTTTGCATCAATCCGCAAAATAATGAATCGATTACCCGATCTAGAAAAATGACCAAAATGAAAACCACCACCCACACAAGAAAGATTAATTTTTGTGGTTATTGTGGTATAATTTTGGGAAATAATATTCCTGATCAATGTGGTAAATGTGATATGTTCATTGAACAATGACTTGTACACAATGTGGAAAGGGTTTTTTGTGGACCGAATTATATCCCATGCGATTGGAAAAACCATCAGGTGAAAAATATTTGCACCATAGAACGAGGTGTTCAAATGTTTTCTGTTGGTGCACAACATGACCTTAACCCACCGTCTATGTGGATCAAGCATGAAATTAACCCAACAAGATTTTGCGGAAATTCTTGGAATGAGTAGAGAAAATTTCAATGTGTGTTATGTCAAACCATTGAAAAAAATACTAAAGATTGAGAGAAAACTCTCCATCTAATTTTTTTTATTAATTAAATCAAAACTGTTTGAATTATTGTGAGTATGGTGATGATAGAACCAATAAGAGCGGCTATCTTTATTTTACTAATCATACCGCTTTATAATATATTTCCCACAAAACTATTTCACCTTTTGTATTTCTAATTACTTTAAGGGACTCAAATTTTCTTTTTATTACTACAAGTTTATTTAATTTCTCATCAAATTCTTTTGTTTTAATTATTTCAGTTTCATTAATATTTGAAATAGCTTTTGCAAATGAATCATCTCTTACTTTGTTAGCAAGTTTGATTTCAGAGTTGTCGATTATTTTCATAATTCAATTCCCGCATAAGCAAAAACGACAGCTCCGGCGTTAGCATGTAATTGAAAAAATTCTGAATTATTAATAAATAATTTCATATTCAAGCCTTTATTCCAAATTCGTATATCTTCTGTTTTCCCTGCATTCCCTGCAGCTTGTAAATTAGTTGATGATGAACCCGCGGCATTTTTTCCCCTAAATCGAGGATTGCCAGCCAAAAAATCAGCGGTTAAGAATGTAATTAAAACAGATACCCCTGCCGCTGGTTGTACATCAAGATAAGCACCACTGGCAACGGGTGTGTACATACTTGATATAACGTCACCACTAGCCAAGAGATAACACCGCCGCATATAATCCACTATCATTAATTAGAGTAGTATTATCTAAAGAACCGCCCTCTCCTACTGCGTTTGTATGCAAATGTGCACCAACACCCGTTGATCCTCCACCACCACCAAACGACATTAGAGAGCCCTCAAAGGTGTTGATTTTGGCATAGCTGCCATTTGACCAGATACAATTGTAACTCCTGCAGCTCCAGGTTGTATAGTTACCGATACAATATTCATATTTGAAAAACTTCTAAAGTTTGATGCAGGCAAATTTACCATTGGTCCAACTGATGAATTTAATCTATAACTAGCTGCATTAGCTGAATCTTGGTTCTCAATTTGCAAACTTATGGCAATTGCATTAAATTCTGTAGGGAATGTAATAACTCTAAGATTACCTGGTGCGGCAGCAGGGATTGAAATTAAAATAGGGAATGATTCGATCTCTGTTGATGATGGTTTAGTTAAAATTTCAAAACCTTGAATTACTGTAGGCATTTTTTAAAAACCCCTAGAACATATTTGCGTATTTTACAATGAACTGATATGCTTGAACACCACCACCAATTATTGTTTGTGCTGATGAATAACTTAATTGCTTACCACCTGATGCACCACCAACTGCGATATTGAGCGGTCCAGGCACAGTTCTCCCGGCAGATCCACTATTTGAGTTGCTTGAGAAGAATGTTGGACCGGCTTCAAGATTATTAATAAATAATCTGGTTTGAAATTGAACTGTTGTTAATGGTTGAACTGCATTTACGAAATCTACAATTGA